TGATAATGCAATGCCGGTTGCTAATGCTGAATATGGATCAAATTTTCCTGCTCGTTCTTTCCATGAACCTAACTGGCTTAATGCTAAACTTCCTGTAATACCAAGTTGTGGAGCAACCATAGGCGCAATCACACCTAAATAAGGAGCAATCTCCTTAGGTACTAATGCATCACCTAACCAGTCAAAAAAATTACTCACTAACTTGATCCGCCTCCCATTGGTAATTGTACAACTTTTACGTGTATATCTTTGGCTTTATGAACGGACCAGTCTTGGCCGCAATCAGAGCAGGTGCCTGTTGCCTGTTCCTCTGAATCTACCTCATTATCACAATTTTTACAATATATTCGTTGGTACACTTCAGGTTGAATTATGGGAACCTTCTTATTATCTCCAATCTGAGTATGGCCCAGTATTTTAGCTTCCTGTACTTTCTTCATGGGGTTATCTCCAGTATAGAAGCAACAACGTGGAGGGCATTACCTCCTCCTGCTTGAACTTTTAAAACATCACTATTTTCCAAGACGATAGGTCTAGATAATAATTCCTCATAACTATTAGAGGCTATACTTTTTTGGTAAGCTATTTTGATATCTGCTCCCACACTAGCATCAGTTATTACTACATCTATAACAACAGCTCCTCCACTATCATTAGTTACCCTTATAGCATTAACTATAGCTTGCACCGGTTTTTGTGGTGGGGTAGTTGTTACGTCTGCTGTTGGGACCGTATACAAAGTAGTTAGGTTTGTGTTAGCTAAATCTGCACTTCTATTTAAATATACATCACTCATACTAAAAACCACTTCCTTGCATTTAGTTCATCTTTAACGTCTTGTTGATATGTAAAGTTTAATTGCTGAACTATGTTTTCTAATTCACGTATTAACATATCTTGCTGTGTTCTATCAAATACTTCTTTTGGTAAAGGAAACCTAGTTACTCTAATTTTTGCCATTATCTAGTCCCGTCCGGTGTTACATCTAATCGTAGGGTTCCAAAACGCCAATCAGTATCTACTTCATTACTAGTTATTTTAACATTGGCTTGTCTTCCTCTTCCACGAACAGAGAAGTATTTAGTTGTTGGTGTAATTCCAGTTTTTTGGAATGTTCTTATATTAGGTGTTGTTGGGTAATTTGCAAAATTTATATCAATAGTAACATTACCAACTTGGTTTTTAAAATCAGGAATAACTCTACTTGTATGAAAAACAGTTTGCCCATCTTCGATATCAAAATCACCAGAAGTTATATAAGATTCCATAATACCACCGTCATCATTATAACCTGTTTCATGACTATAAATTGTAGAACAACCATTAGTTATACCATGAATAGTTTCATTGTTTGGAGCTGTATTAGGATCATAACTTAAACCATATGGTTTTGGATAAACACCACGATCGATCCATGTTGTTCTAGCTAGTGTATTAGTATGCCAAACATTTTCTTGGTAATTATAAGTTACGCTCCGATCTAAATAGTCTGAACCATCACTGGCATAGTACCAAGTAACTTCATTGAAGTCAGAGTTAACACCACAACAAATTTGTACATAAGAAGATGTTTCAATATCATCATAAACATAATCCTGAACTAAACAATCTAGTTTCTTAACAGCACCATCAAACATATAGAAAGAAGTTTGAGACATCCAATAAGTTACACCATTAATCTCAGCCATAGAGGTAGGGGACACTGCTCCACAGTTAGAACCAATTTGTGTTAAACCAAATATAAAAGGTGGTCCAATGTTATTAACAACATGTAATGCTGTATCAGTCCATACAAGAATAGAACCACGAGAACGAACAGCAGCCACGATCTTTGATCCATCTTGTACCCTAAATGATCCAGCTGTGTTAGTAGAAGAAGGTGTCCAGTCAGTGTAATCTTCTTGAGATGAAAATCTAAAAAATAAATCATCTTGTGTATTGGATGCTCCAATTGTTGTCTCTGTTCCCATTAAAAAAATATGTCTATCAGGTGAAGAAACTAAAACAACTCTACTTGTTCCCGGTGCTTGTGAAATCTTTACAGCCCTGTTTGAAGTTCCTGCTGATAAATCCCAACGATATAATGCACCATCTCCTCTACATGCTAATAAGTCTTCACCAAATGTATCAAAGCTCCAACTTGTTGCTTCGAGAATTAAGTTAGACCCTTGTCTAGCTTCACCCCAACCATCAGCGCCTGTTGTTGTACCGTATGTTCCAGTACCCCAACCAAAACCGTATGAACTTCTAGCTGCACCAACAGGTAGTTGATATTTCGCGTTCCCCGATCCACCACCACCTGATGTAGAACCACTGGCCGTTGAAGTATGTGTAACCTTATAATTATTTGCATCTGTTACTGTTGTAACTTCAAATTCAGCATTCATATCTAATCCGTCTACTGCACTAAACGAATCAAAGGTTACAAAATCCCCGACGCTCGCTCCGTGCGACGCGTCTGCAACAGACACTGTAGTTGTGCCGTTTGTTGTAAATGGATTTGTTAAAGCTTCTTCAAGTCTAAGAGGTGTAATATCGTAACTTATACCCTCAGAATATACATATAGTTTCCTATCGGTTCCAATAGCAATATATCTTACACCACCAAGAGAAACCCAAGCATGACTTGATCGCGCAACGCCAACTAATCTTTTGTTTTGAACTTTAGACCATCCACCTATTTTTTCAGGAAGACCATTCCTAAATCTCACGTTTTTAGAATCAACCCATTTACCTTCTGCACCATAGGTTGTAATTTGTTTATCTATCCCTGATTGAAATTGTATTTTTGATAAAGGCATTATTCTTCTCCGTCCTCTTCTATAAGATTACCTTCTGGATCATATTCTAAGGATTCCCCTGTCATAAAATCTTCTACAGGGAGAGGGTTAGCTAGTTGGTGAATCATTGCACTATCTTGGGATACTTTTCTCTCTTCTTCAGTCATACCTTGTTCCACTTCAAAGAACTCTTCCTCAACTACTACGCCGTCTTTGTTCTTTTCTTCATATGTTACATATTTTACTATTCTAGGCATTAGTATCCGTCCGTTCCTGCATTTACACAATTTACAAAATCTCCCAATCTTACACCAAATTTTACATTAGAGATAGGGGCGTTCATATTTGATTGTCTGTAACCCCAAGGTGCGGCTGCTGGTGGTAACCCTGGAGATAAAGAAACATTTGCAATCGAGGAGGAAGTAGTTCCACCTGTTCCTCCAGCATCGTTAGGATCCCATGTCGATGTTCGACTTTCCATCTCCCAAGATGTGGCAGGGGAAGTGTCAGGTTCCCTTGGAAAAATCACGTTGGTGCCTGTATAAACATAGAGATCGCTCCCATCTGCATATCCCTGATTCCGCTCTACGGAATAAGTACCACTACTATCACCCACGTTCCCACCTGGAGGGAAACTCCCACTTGTAGCTGGACTAGAGTTTGGACCACCCCTATTATTTATAATATTTGCTAGTTCAGAAGCAACAGTACTAGCTGAGGCTGTTGCTGTATGATAACAATATGTACTAAATGCAGACTGATTTCCATACTGATCTTTTTCTCTCAGAGTAAGTTTAGAGTATGCATTTTGATCAATTACTCGTGCTTGATGACCAGAACCATAGAGTCCGTGTGAGGGTTGATTTCCAAAAGCCCAGGCACTCCCATCATACCAAGACACTCCAAACATAGCAGGTAAATTTGTATTTGACCAAAATATATCATTACCTGTATTATTAGTTATAGCGACAGTTAACTCTGCACCACTACGAGAGTAGTTAATAGCAACGTTATTACCACCGGGAAGTGGAGTCCCACCCCAAGTGAAATTAGTTGAATTATTGTTTGCCCAGTAAGCCGCAATGTCAGGTCCATTATTACCATAGTTCCCCGATCCACCAATATAGTTACCACCAGATGTTGAACCACCATCGCCTCTTACATTAACATAAGCATATGGTCCAGTAGACCAACCTTGACCCAGACCTAATCCAGGACCTCCGCCCGGATTACTATAAACCACTGGGTATAAGTAATTTATACTCCAGCTAACAGTCCCACCAGCATCTATAGGAGAAAAGGCTGCCATGGTTTGTTTTGCATAACCAGTTGCTCCGTTTTTTATAATGCCTACATCTACACTACTTGGGGCAGGGCCCATAGAAACCCACCCAGCAGGACTATATTCTGTTCCACCTGTTCCAGAAAAAGTAAATTTATATGTAGGTCTAGTGTTTTTAGTTACGCCTGCTGGATTGGAATTTGGTATTAAGTTAATAGCTAATGGAGTTCGTACAGCAGCAATATCTGCGTGCAAAGGAACACTAGCACTATTAGGTAAACCACCAGCTGGATAGGTAGGAACTTCAGATCCTAATTTAGAAATATAAGGCCAACTCTGCGGCCTTAATTCTGTGTTTGAACAACACCATAACATATTCCAAGTACTTGGGTCTTGCCCTGTATTACCTTCACCAACAGGTACACTTGTTCCTGGATTAACGTAATTAGTTCCCTTCGTCTGACCATTATAAAAAGCATATTGCGCCTGCGATGCAATCATTTTATCCCCTGATTGCCACCGACCACTTGGAGAGGCAGTTGCACCAATTGTAAGTGCATAATTACTTGCTGTTGATTTATCCTTTGCGTGTTCAGGAAAATAATGATTTGGAGAACTACCTGTTATAAAAGTTGGGGCCACTCCATTTGTGTCAGGAAAATTAGCAGTATTAATATCAAGAATTACATGGGTATACCCATACCACGAGTGGTATTGACTATTTGTGTCATATACAGCTCCATTATTAGTAACACCTGTTGCTAAACTTGTTCCACTATTATTGGGTGTCGTACATATATAAAAGGGAATATCTACACTAGAATCTAAACCAAAATATATTTTTTTAGTTCTTTTTGTTACATACATAATAGGAAAATTAAGCATGTGATAGTCGGAGACTTGAACACCTGCATTTGTGTATTCTACTGCTGGAGATCCACCATCGGTGGATGTATAAACTAAATTTCCACCTGTTGCTTGGTTTTGAACAGGGTGAATAAACCGTTTTACATCTAGACCAGCGGCAGGTCCTTGACCGTCTCTTCCTTGATACATAAAATCATTATATTGATTTATAAACCAAGCAGAATCCCTAGAATTTCCATTAGTCGGTGTGTTTGATAGATTGTTCGGGTTAAAAGAAGCGGGGCCAACACTACCAAAGTTATTCCCACCAAAATATGTCCAAATATGTCTACCATCAGCCCCAGTGGCAGTTCCACCCGGATCAGAAATAGAATCTTCCCAACTCATTGGTTCTAGTGGGTCTCGCAGATTAAATTTAAAAAAAGTTCTAGTTGCAGCGGGCACAGATGAAGATGGCATTGTTTCTGATATGGTATCAGACCAGGTTACTTTTGATACGACTACTAATATATTTTCTTCTCTAGTTGAACGATCAGCGGTGTAGTCTCCAAGTTTTACATTAGTACCTGGTTGACCCCATTCGGTAGCTAATGAACTTAATGTTATACCTGTACCTAAATTACCTATTGTCATGGTTCACCTTGGCGGACAGCTCATTAATTGCTTGCACAAGCAGTCCAATTAATTTTTCATACTTCACACCAAGTGTGCCATCTTCTCTCTCAGCAACAACTTCAGGACAAACTTTAGCAACGTCCTGGGCAACAATTCCTACATCGTGTTTTCTTACAAAATACCCATCTTCGCCACCGCGTTTTTTAATGTGATCCGCTTTCCAATCAAATTCTACACCACGTATACAGTTTACTTTATCAAGTGCATTTTCAATCGTTGATATATTTTCTTTTAATCTTTCATCAGATGTATAATAAGCGGTAACTTCAGAGGTAAATCTACCTTCTCCTGCCTGTGTTAAAAAAACTGTGTTAGCATTAGTTGCATCATTAGAAAAAACTTTAATACCTGCATCTGTTAGCTTACACACATTATAGTTAGAGTTTGAATTACTAATTACCTCACCGTTAACCCCGTTAATAGAAACATAACCGTTGCCAGAACCTTCAAATCTCCAAGGAAGCGTACCTGCATCCCTAAATTTTCCATCGTAGATATAGTTACCATTTCCATTAGTACCAAACCCTAATTGTACAGTATTAGCTAAAGTAGTATTAGCAGCTATAGTGCCTCCTGATGATAAAGAGAGTTTATCTGCAAGACCTGTTGTAACATCCTGAGCTAATCCATTTAAATGACCAAACTCCGTACTATCAATAGTACCAGGTTTTACTGATGTAGTTTCGATTGTGTTGGAAGTAATACTTCCTCCATCAAATGCATATTTTTTTGCTTCATATGTAGCCATACATTAATCTCCCGTGCTTGTTGGTCTTCCTAGGGCCTCATCAGTATTTATACTATCTGGGTCCGCTAGTATATCAATTCTTACTACATTTGTAACCGCTAAATTATTGGACATAAACTCTTCAACTACGTTATCTATATTTTTCTCAGAGACGTATTCCTTATTATGAATAACCCCGTCGCCATTATCATAGTACATTTTATATGTTGCCATTATACAATCCTCACAAATTTAAAAGAGGCTGCTCCGCCTCCTCCTGCTCCTCCGGGGGTACTACCACCACCTAAAGAAGGGTTATAGGTTATCTGACCAGCTCCTCCTCCACCTCCGGCTCCATAGCCGCCAGGTTGTCCTACTTGACTATTTGTTCCTCCTGCTCCTCCAGAACCACCTCCGGTAGTTGTTGAACCAGCTCCTGCAGAACCATTAATTAAACAGTTATCTCCACCACAGTTTCCACCACTACCTCCTGAAGCTCCAGATGTTGATCCGCCAGAACCAATAACCGTACCAGCGTTTGTGGTACCGGTTACATTACTTGCTTCTCCTGAAACAGCTCCACCGCCGCCTGCAGCATTACTACGAAGAGGTCCTTTAACTCCACCACCAGAACAAGAAGCACCTCCACCACCTAATAAAGTAATCATACTTCCGGTAGTTGTTCCAACAATACTGGATGCTGTACCAGTTCCAGATGAACCACTATAATATCCTGTCCCTGCCGCTCCACCACTACCAATAGTGATAGTAATAGTTTCACCTTCTACAACACTCCAAGCTCTGCTTTCAGCACCAGCAGCACTACCACCACCAGCACCAGCAGACTCTCCACCGGCTTTATCATAATCAGCACCACGTTGGCCACCACCTCCGCCGCCAACAATATAATTAACATAAATAGCATTAGCTCCTTGGGGTACTGTATATGTGTTAGTTGATGTAGTTGTTGTCCAAGAACCAGGTTCTTGATAGGCTACAAAAACTTGTCTCCATGTTCCACCATCATTAACATAAGCTTCTTGTACATCTCTCCAAGTGCTTCCGTCTTTTACATGTATTTCTTGTAGTTCTCTCCAAGTAAGAGTTGGATCTTTAACAAATGTCTTTGCTACCATTAGTACTTATACCAAACATCACCACTAACTCCTCCACTAGGATCAGACGTACTTAGGGTATAGTTATGGCCTCCTCTTGCGTTTGCTACAGTTCCAGTAGTTAAATTACTTGCATTTAGATCTGTAAGACCTGAACCGTCTCCTGTTACAGCAGTAGCCTCTACAGTCCCTGTAACTGTAAATCCCCCACTAACTGTTTCCGCTTTTTTACTTCCATTATGATACAGTTCTACTGCTCCTGTTGATATAAATTTTCCCAGGTCAGCACCAGCAGCATTTTGAACCTTAACATTAGATGAGCCTTGAATTACTAAATCACCTGTTCCATCATCTTTTATATATGAATTATTGGTGTCGTGCCAAATTTGTAGGTCATCTCCTGCACCAAATTTAGCTTTTATGTCGTCAGCAAAAGAGATTCCGTTACTGGTAACACTACCACCAGCCGCACTTAATTTTTCTCCAAGAGATGTATTGATAGATGTACTTGTATCTACTGTTTGAAACTCAGCGTTAGTAACACTTCCATCTGCTATGTTTGCAGCATTAATATCGGTTACGTTTGCACCAGAGATTGCATATCGATTAGCTTCATATGTTGCCACATTATTTCTCCGTTAATTTCCAACCGTAAGAACTTCCACAAAAGACGAGTTTAAAAGCAGCATCATTTGTATTAACTGTTCCAGTTGTACCTGCGGTACCACCAAAAACAAATCCACCTGCTTGTGGATCAATTGTTAAAGCGTTAGTTCCAAATGTTCCACGTTGATCTAAGAAACCTATTGTATCTCCAACAGCGCAAGTTCCATGTGCTGGTAAAGTTAAAGTAACAGGACCACCATTAGTATCTACCATCAGGTTTTGGTTTTTGTAAACATTATCACTAGCAGTTACAATTCTCCAGTTTGCACTTGCTCCCGCTTCTAATGGATACCAATCAGTTCCATTCGTTGCTACAAATTTAGTATTTCCAGGAGCAATAGTTAAAGTATTGCCTGCGGCGCCTGATCTTAAAGTAAGTACACCATCGGAATCATTTGCTGCTCCATTAATCACATAACAAATTCTTTCTACTCCTGCTACAAACTGAACTGTGTGAGCTGCTGTATGTCCATAAAATCTGAATGCACCATTACGGAATTGATTACCACCTGTGATTGTACCAGTTCCTGTTCTAGCAACAGGTCCATCATCATTGGATAATAAATAAGGATTAGGTGCTGGAGATGCTAAATTAATTTCTAAAACACCTGAAACAGCTTCATCAATTGTTGCATCCCAAGTATTGTTAGTTGTATTACCCCAAGCATTAGCTTGTTCTCCAATTCCGATTTTTTCTATTTTTAATCTACTTGTATAACTCGACGCCATATTGCCTCCTAATTAGTACTACTATCTACAGGTGTCCATGTATTACCACCTGTAGTTGTGGAATCTACTGGAGTCCATGTTGAACTATCAGATGGTGTTACTGGAGTCCAAGTTGAACTATTTGAATCATCCACATCTGTCCAAGTACTTCCTCCTGTAGTTGTATCATCTACGTCGGTCCATGTAAAGATAAAGGATGGATCTGTATGAGCTGTCATAGGTAATCCAGTAGGAAGTACTATTAGAGCACCTCCAACTTCTCCAATTGCTCCCGTGATAGGTAATCCTGCTGGTGTTGCTACTAGCTCAATGCTTACAGATGGATCAGGAGCATTAATTGGTATACCTGTAGTTGGAGCTGTTTGATCAGCACTGATGCCTACTGTTCCAACATTTCCAGTCATTTCTACTCCTGCTGGAGTAACAATATAAAATACTTCAGCTACAGCTGAACCTAAATGACCTGTAATCTCATTACCTGTTGCGGTTAAAATGTTGTTAGTAACCAAAGCAGGAGTACCAACATTACCAGTTATAGGGAGTCCTGAAGGTAAAGCAAAAAGAGCAACAGTTGCAGACGGGGCTGCAGCAGTCATCAATAATCCTGCAGGGCTAACTTTTACACCAGCACTAATAGTTACTGAACCTAAATTACCGGTCATTGTAGATTGAGAAGCGTTGTGTGTTAAAACAGGTAATATGGTTGCAATATTAGCTAGGCTTAGTTCTTCTTGCATATCAACATGGTGAACATGTTCACAAACAGCATCACCTAAATGACCTACTATCTCTAAACCTGTTACAGCAATAGTTGGACTAACTGGTATATTTCCTACACCACCAAAGGTGGAATTAACACCAGCAAAGGCATGACCCCCAAACATTAGGATCCCTTACATTTACAGTCACACTTGCTTTTATCTACATATTCTTTCAATTCTTTTATCGCCTGAATTAATAAACCAACTGTATTTCCATATTTCATTGTACGTATGTCATCTAAATGTTCAAAAGGCTTTTCTTTTATTTTTGCTATTGAAACTAATTCAGGTACAACTTTTTCAACTTCTTGTGCAATAACACCGATATTATCTTCATCATCTTGTTTATGTGTATAATATACACCCCTAAGTTTAAGAACTTTATCTAATGCGTTTTCAATTGTAGTAATATTATATTTTATTCGCTCATCACTATAGGCTGTGACATTGGCCGTCGCCGTAAAGGAGCCCGAGTATGAACCTGTCATACTAACAGTTCCAGAACCCGTAATAGTTCCTCCACCTATTCCATTACTTGTTGCAACTGACGTAACAGTTCCAGTAGTTGTTGAATAGCCAGAGTCATTTGTAAACTGAGAAATGTTTCCTGATAATGTTCCTGTTACAGCTGTAGCTGCTAATGTTCCGACTACTGTAAATCCTGTTGCTGTTGTTTCTGCCCGTTTTGTATTATCAAAATAAAGGTCTACTCCATTAGTATCGTTAGCAACAAACAATGTCTTATTATCCGCTGCATTGTTTACGGCAAAACTATCTGTAAGAAATCGTGTTGTTGTACCAGCAGAGTTATCTTTAAATATATTAAAACCAGAACTAACTTCGTGAAATATTTCTAAATCATTACCAGCTCCAAATCTTACTTTAATATCATCATTAAAATCAACACCATTAGCGCCACCGACTGCTGTAGCTCCTGTTGCAATGCCATCAAGTTTAGTTCCATCAGCACTTAGATCACGACCATCTACAGTTTCTGTGCCGGCCATTGTAATATTACCTGACATCTGTCCACCAGCTTTTGGTAAAGCTGCATCTGCTGTAGTTTTAGTGTTTGTTAAAACCGTATCCCTTGCTGCAATATCAACTCCGTCAACCGTACCACCAACAGTTATATTATTACCAATATCTACATTATTACTTGTGTCTTCAAAGACAGCTTTTGATGCAGGTTGTGTACAAAATATATATTTCGTACCTGCTGTAAAACTAACATGGTTGTCTGAATTAGAACTAGAATAAACATTAGATCTGGTTATGTTAGCCGCTGTTGCGTCTAAAGTTCCATGACCTACTTCCCATTGATTTGCTGATAAATGATAAATAGCATAAAAGGTTTCATTACCTCCACCTATTCCTGTAGCAAAAGTTTCAAACCCATCAATAGCGGTCCCAAGTGCTAAATCACCAGCACCATTAGCTGTTATGGATTCTTTAACTCTATCGTTAATAACGAAAGCCATATGACCTCCTACGAGCTAGTTAGTCTTATAATCTCAGCTCCACCGCCTGCTGTTGGGAATTGTACTGTAAAAGTTCCATTTGCAGAAGTAAAGGTACCACCAAAACTTAAAGTACAAACAGCATTATTAGTTAGAGTGCCCTCAGTATTATAAATTAATGCTCCTGCTGAAGAAAAACTAGAAGAAGTCCACTCTGCATTGTTCCAAGTAACATATGCTGTCGCAGAACCTGAACCACCTACTACAGAGTTTCCAGTTAAAGCTTTTCCTGCTGTAGTATAACCATTTCCGTTAGCTACTTCGTTTGAAGTTCCTGCGTAGTTTGCAGTAGTTGCTCCTAGAGTAGCTGTAGCTTGATACAGCGCAATCTTAAATGTACCTGTTGCAAAATTATGTGAACCCTTAAATAGTTCTTCCTTTAAAACATTTGCTATTTTATTTGTAATTGCCATTTATTTTCTCCTTAAGGATTATTAGATGGTAGAGCAACACGCAAACCACCATCCCTATATTCGTCTCGTTTTCTTTTGCCAAGTTGTTCTTGGGCAAGTGCTTGAAGAGCTTCTTGAAAAGAAGTCTCATACACTTGTAATTGTTCTGGGGCCTTTAAGAATTTCCAGGCCTCACACAAGCACGCGTATAAAAGCACACGTGGAGCATTTAAGCTTACCCAGTTACCTGCTCCTGCTGAACTGCTAGGATTGTCTGTACTGGTTTTTACACCAGTCGGTAACTTAGTAATAGCTAACTCTACTTTATAAGCCGTATTAGGGGTTGGAGCAATGATTATTTTGTTTGGCTCCCAATAACCATAATATTTTGGCATTATACTAGACCCTGTAGTTCTAGTAGGATAATACTCGGCTATAAAACTTAAATCTTTTCTTTCCAAATTATATCTAGTTCTGTCTCCAGAATCTACATAGATGGTAGCCCACCTAATAGTAGCTGTAGTCCCGATCCCCGATCCAGGAAGCGAGACAAACGGATTACCTGATTGGGTATCATTGGATAATTCATATCCTTTATATGCATCTAATTCCACACTTCTGAAAATTCTATCTTCAGCATGTTCTATCATATCGTCAATAATAGTGGTTGTTAAAACATTACTATCGGTTTCTGTATAATCTCTAATCTGTGTTACTAATTCTGCGTATGTTGTCATGCTACTAATGATACAGGACCCGCTGATACAAGTCCACCTCCAGTTTTCATTGAACCAGGGCTTTGCCAGTATTTATATCCAGCTCCTCCTGCTCCAGTAAATTGATCAATATATCCCTGATTATCGTCTACTAATACAGATAAAGCATTACCATAAGAACTTTTGTTTCCAGGAGCAAAAAGTACTTGAGTAGGTTGTGGCGAAACATTAGAAACTAACCAAGCAGATTTTTGGTTATTTAATGTAGCATTACCTGTATCTGTTGTTAAAATTTTATAAGAGCCATTAGCAGCTACAGCGGCAGCAATAATTGCGTCTGCTCCAGGTAACTTTGTTAAGTTAGTAAAGAAGCTTGGATTAGCAGCAATCGTGGCACTTTGTACACCAGATGTAATATCAAACCAGTCTGTCATGTTGTTATAAGAAGCTATGAATTGAAAATAATTAGTAAGTACTCCATCCATATCTATATATAAAGTTGTAGCACCTGATTCACAGTTTGCATTTAACCAAGTTGTTAAATCATCATTTGCTTCGTATGTATAATTATCGTCATCTACTTTTGTAATTGTATGACCTGTATTCAAATTAAATCTATCTACATATAGTTGTCCAACAGTAGGTCTAGAATTAAATCCTAAATTAGTATTTCTAAAACAAACTACATCACTAGTAGATCTACCATGACTTGGTTCATTAACGTTTATAGTTGTAGTTCCAGCAGTACCTGAATCAAATGGATTTATGTTTAATAGTTTAGCAACCGCAGTTTCTGTTCTAGCAGGTTTTGCATGTTGTAATCCTTGTGCATCACTTGTGTGATATCGAGGTTCTAGTTGTGGGTGTTTTTGTTCATATTCTGTTTTATGAACCCATGATCCATTCCACTCACGCATCATTTCACGATATGGAAATGCTAAACCACTTCTATCTGATATTGCTTTTGCATATTTACCTGTAGCGAAATTAGACATTTGGATAATAAGCCTGTGGAGTTATATAAGTACTAGTAGAAGAACCATCTTCTGTTAGTGCTCTATTAAACTCATCCTCATAAAGCATCTTTAGGTTTTGTACTAGTTCTGGTGAATTTTTTTGTGCTAAATAAAAAGCAAGACCACTAACCATAGCAGGAACAAAACGATAAGGAACGTCAGCATTATTGCTGTAAGCGCCAGCATCCTGTATCCTCTTAACATAATATAAAGCCACATAGTTGGATGCAGCTGTTGAGCTTGGTGTTGGGTAAAGGGTAACCACAGTTTTTTCAGGAAATCTTTGAACATAATATTGTGTTGGTGTCGATTTATTTAATTTATTAGCTAATCCAGAATAAGTTGATCTATTTATCTTAGTAAGAGCAGAATCATTCTGACTTGTAGTATTATAGTTAGTTCTATAAGTAGCTTCAAGAATATCGTCAACACCATAAATACCATTAGAAGGAGCTGTAGTAGTACTAGTTCCGTCTGTTGCATTTCTGTAAAAAATGTATTCCGCTTGACCTTCTACAAGATCAAGATTTGTAGTTCCAATTTCCCAGTAATGAAGTCCTCTGTTTGCCCATTCCTGGAACATAATATCCAAAGAACGACGGGCAGATTTCATTTGATATCCGCCTACAACATCTAAGCCGATTCGCTCATATGCTTCTTGAACTATTTCATCAATAAAAAAAGAACTCTCAAAATTTGTAGTTCCGGAAGTTGCCATAAACTACCTCCTAATTATATGTAACAGTCACGCCACCAGTAGTTGTCAAATCTAGATAAACACCAGTTTTAAATTTTATACCACTTCCTGGTATGTAAACCTGTAAACCTTCGTCATCAAACAAAAAAGTATGTGCTGTACCTGCTGCAGAAGTATTATCATATAAAATAACACTACAGTTTGTACCGCCTTTTGCTTGAATAGATGTAACTCTACAAGGACCTGTTACCAGTTGTCCATCGGCTGCTAAGTGCGCTGTCTTCTGATCTGATGTAAAAGAACCACCACCCATAATATATTCCTCCTAAACATGTGGGGCCGAAGCCCCACATTAATTATTTATTTACGCTGCGTCGTTAGCTTGTATGTATTCTACTACAACTTTGCCTGAACCGGCAGTTGCATCACCTGTAGCAGCCTTAGCCCAAATAGAAATATCAGAGTCCCCGATATCGTCCCAAGTGCCTACTACTGGTGAAAATACTTTAGCTGTATTAGCAGCAGCAACAGTTGTTGCAGCAGCTAATTGGTTAGCTGTTGCGTCTGTTCCTATACTAACTGAACCAGTTGTTGAACTAGTCCATGCAGAATCAACAAAATATTGAATACCAATGATTGTGCTCTTTGCTGGAATTTTAATTCCAGTATCTACACCACCAGTTGAATTGTATGCAACAGCTGTTGAGCCTACTTGTGCCATAGTAACATAACCAATGTTATTGCCGGAACCGGCTTTAATTGGTCCTGAAAAAGTAGTTGTACCCATTTGTTTTCCTCCTAGTTATAAATAGCGTAGTCTCTAGGCCGTCTGGTCATGTCTACGCTTAGTTTGAATATACTCTCTTAGAATAGTAAATGCAAATAAAAAGGGGCGCCGAAGCGCCCCTTAATAAGTTGTTTGATCTTAACGATTAAACACCTGGTGATCCGAAGATACCTCTAGGGTCAGACCAACCGAAGCTGTATCTTTCTCTAGCTTTATATCTCATGTTGCCAGTTTCAAAATCGCCTTCCATGGCAGTTTTGATTGGAACACGAACCATGTGTTTCATACCATTAGGAACATCAGTCTTGATAAAGAATGCATCTGTATCAGTTAGGAAGTTGTTTACCACATATCCTTGTGGGATCATTCCTTTTGACTTGATAGCATTGATATCGTTGTCTGCAGTGCCAACTCTGTTTGCTGATTTCATAATTCTTTCAGCAGTGAATTGTAGAGCTGAAGGGATGATAAGTTTCATTCCGTTAGCAGCGATTTTTAAACCGCGCTCATCAGTCATTGCAGCGATGTCAATTAAGCATTGCTCAAGTGATGTTTCACTAAGATCAGCTGATACTAGTAGCTCGTTAACGAACTTACCTGCGATAGTCGGGTGACCTGCAGATCTACCAGCAGTTTGACCAGAACATAAAGTTGCTCCGTCGCCACCAGTGTAAGTACCGTTAAACGCTCTGTCTAGTACTAGAGCTGCTTTGGTTTGCTTCGTTTGAGCCATAGATCTTGCTAGTGCTTTAGTATAACGAGTAGAAATTTTGTCATACAAGTTATCTTCAACATTCTCTTCAGTTAGTGAGAACGCGAGAGCAATTGTCTCGTGTTGATATCTTGCAGTGAAAGTTTCTTGCGCGTTATCGTAAGCAACAGCATTACCTTCTGACTTAACAGATGCTTTATCAAAGCCAGATAACATTACTTCTTCTTCAAAAGCTCTGTCACTGTTCTCTGTGTCATAGATCTCAGCGTGTTGGTTTTCGTAGTTTTTGTACTCAAGTCCAAATAATGCATTCAGACCTGGCTCTAGCTCTTTTGCTAGTTGTTGTCTTGATATAGCCATAGTTTAAATCCTCCTGCTATTATAAGTTAGAATAAACATGTTCAGAAATTAACACTTTGTATACCGCGTGGCCATCTGCATCAATTTGATTTCTTTCAGGGTTTCCTGAGAAACCTTGAACGATCATTTGTTGCATTGGAGCACCGAGATCAGAAGAGTCAAGTTCCATTTTGCTTACTCCGGTTGTTGTTGAACCAGCTAGTGCTGTTGTATTAGCAAGGTCAGCTGACTGCATTACTTGTGTATCTAATGATGCAGTACCAGAATCTCCTTGAATTTCGAAGACTTGGTAAGGATCGTCATATACGAACGCGTCAGCAACGGCTGCAACACTTGCATACTGGTTTTTAAAAGTTGGTTTATTAGTTGTAGGATCGTCGTACTTACATCCCCAAAAAACGCCAAGTAGGTCTGCATTGTTAGTTGCTTGCTGGATAAATCCAGAATCAGGCATAACTGCATCGCCTTGGAAAATAGAATTAGCTTCACTAGAAGCAATTCTATAGTTCATCATTTTTCCGGATGGACCACTACCGATCTTTTCAACTGGGTTTAAACCAAAAGGGGCATCTATATTTGCCATATTGTTATCCTCCTTAAAGGGTTAGTTGATTAAATCGATGGTAAGATAAGACTAAGTTTTATCTGAGCCACCAAAAGTTACACGGGTCTGACGTTCTTGATTGATCGCCACACCTGCTTGCTGTTCCTTTAAGACATCGTTTTCAAGTGCCTCGTTTTTACCTTCAGACATTTGTCTAAAGTAATCTTCACGAGACTTCGCGAGCTCTTCGGTTATCCTTGCCAGCACAAGGCCACCAACTCCAATCACTCCTGCGTATTTACCGTCATTAATGGTTGGAAAATCATAATCAGGATATTCGTCAGCTCTTACTAACTCCCATCCGGATCTAATTTTGCCAGATATGTTCTTTGTATCATCAAAGCCCATACTCTCGACGCGCAACCATCTATGTCTATAACCGTCTGGCGCAGGCGGTGCATCTAGTGCTGATGGGGGAGCCCATACTTTAGGTTTTTCTTCTTTAACCCTAGTTTGACTCGCGCGAGAGGTTTTTTCTACTTTTTTTGTCATGCTATGTCCTCCTTCGCGGCTAATTGTTTTGCATACTCTTCAAGTGGCACACCTAGTCTTTTAGAAATTGCTACCTGTGATGGTGTGAGCTTCACAGTTCTTCTGCGTCCTTTTGAGGCCGGACGATTGGCACTTGCTACATTTTGGACCGGGGTCTCTTTAGTAGATACTTCCTTTTTATCAAATTTATGCGGGAATTCAAGTCTTATTCGTTTATCAACTTCCGCATAATATTCGTCGGAACTTCCATCAAAACCTTCTTCCTCAACCAGCTTCTTATGGATATCAAATGCAGTGTAAGTCATTGCATTATCAGTACCAAACCAAGGGTTTTTTTGAGCCCAAGCATCTGCTTTAGGATCAGGTTGCCTTTGTGGCTGAGCCTGTTTAGTTTCTGTTGGATTTGCTTTTTGATGTTCAGGAACTGAACTTTCTTCCACTTCCTTCATCCTAGCAAGCCTAGTTGCATCCATTGTTAATTGTGCAAGTTCTGTTTGAGCAGTTACTTGACCTTCAATGTCGTTTGCATTTATAGCTTGTGCTAGTTTCGTTTTAACAGCGTCAATGTTAGTAGTAACTCTTTTTTCAAACTCTTTATTATAATCTGAATCTAAAGAGCTATAACGTTTTCTCATTCGTTCAGCTGCTTCTTTTTGTGATTGTGCAAAAGTAATAGCTTCTTCTTTTTGCCTTTCAGCTTCACGCATCTTACGTGTAAGTTTAGCTATTCTTTTTTGAACACCTTCTGAGTATTCTGATAACTCTTCTTTGTGTTCTTCTTTTTTAGTTTCTTCTTCTGCTACTTCTTCAGCAGGAGCTTCTACTGCTTCTATCTTCTCTTCTTCTTGTGGTTCTGCTGGTGTTGCATCGAGATCAATTTCTTGTTCCTGTTCATCACCATCACCCACGTCGATTTTTTCTTCGTTATCGAGCATAGTGTAAGTCCTCCTATGGTTACATTGCGTGAATCAAATCTTTAGGATCTTCTATCGTACCTAAGATTTCATCATCGTTTAACATTCGTATCTCGCCACCTTCAATCTCCATTCGTGATCCTGCATACCTTGCAAAGATCACCCAATCTTTTTGTTTGCACCACGGACCAGTTGGATATTTATCTTCATCTCCATAACATAGTGGTCCCATCTTCAAGACATAACCAACTTGTACAGCTGCTCTTGCTCTATCTAATGTTTCTTGTGCAATAATAATTCCGCCTTCTGTTTCTTCTTTAACTCTAAAAGGCATAACTAAAATACGCCAACCAGTAGGGTTGGGTAATTTATCTAAATTTGTTTTTTCTGGGGCTTCTGTTGCTGCTTGTTCTTCAGCTTTATATTTATCTTC